TAATAATTGGAAAGAATTTTTAATTTTAATAAGAGATATCATGTTTGAACAATAATAATTATATAATTTTAGTTTCTAATTATAAATTTTCTTCAAGTATTTTTTTAAATGAATGATATGGTGGAATTGGACAATATAATTGTGCATATAATTCATCCTTAGTTAAATTAGAATATAATTTATCACAAGGTTCAACAAAAATAAATCTTAAATCAGGGTTATCTAATACTTGACCTTTAGTTAGAATTAATTCAACAGTACTTAGTCCATCAGCAATTTTATGATCAAAAAATATTGGAATTAAATTTAATGGATTATAATTTTTATAAAAATTTGAATACAATTCATATAATTTTGCACTATCTTGACGAGATAAAATTGCTCCAAATTCATTTAAAATATATTTTTCATATCTCACAATGTCAAAACAAGTCACTAAATTTAATTCATTTAATTTGCTCCAAGCAATATAACTTAAATATGGAATAAATAAATGAACTTTAATGTTATGATTTTGAACTGGTTTAAACATTGTTTTTTTATATACATCATTTTTAATTAAATAACTATTTGGATATTTATACATAGATTCAGAAGCATCTGTATATAATACTTGCTCAACAATTTGTGTTCCAGAATATGAACAATCATCCACAATTAAATATTCAACATTATCCCCATATAATTGAATAGCTATTTTCATATTTAACAATATATCAATTGGTTTCGTTTTTAACTTATCCCATATTAACATAAACATCCATAAATTAGATTTATAAATATTATAATCAACATTTGACGAACCATTTTGATCATTAACACCTAAAATATAAATATATTTTTTATCCTTAACATTATTATTAAATTTATCCAATTGTTCCCAAGTATCAGAACAAAATTTATCAAAATCAATATGATTAATTGAATGTAAAACATTTTTAATAAAATTTTTATTTTCTTCTTTATATAAATCAACATATTCCTTTATTTTATTTTCTTCAATTCTTGCTTTACTTTTTGGTTCCAAATGAGATTTTAAAATATTATAAATTTTTTCAAAATCATCTAATCTTCTTTTTGTATTAGCCAAATCAAAATGATAAGAATATAATTCTTTATTTGTATAAATGTTATTTTCCATTATATAAAATTATTATACATTAAAATAATTTTATAAAATTATTTAGTTAAAAATTAAGCAAAAGTATAAAGTGGATTAGAAATATTACCCAATGGTTTTGTTCCTCCATATATTGGTTTTTGGGTTAATGGTCTATCATCATTAAAAGTATATTCAGTAAAAGCACAAGTTGGTCCTTTATTATCTTTTACTATAGTTGGTGCTCTACCTTTGGCAATATTTTCCTTAACAGTATTTAATAGTGCATTAGAATAATCTAATCTAGATCTACTTTGTGTTCCATCACCTTTTTGACCAGTAATATTTTTATTTGTTTCACTCATACTTCTTTGTGTTTGGTCAGGAACCCCATTATCATAATTAAAAATATATTCTTTATGAGTATATTGGGAACCTTGTCCAGTAATATTTTTAGTATCTTCTGACAAATTTCTCATAGTTAAATCTGGTCTATCATCATAATTGAATGCTACCATACCATCACGATTGCCTTTTTGTCCAGTAATATTTTTAGTATCTTCTGACATATTTCTATTTGTATTATCAGGAACCCCATTAGCATAATTAAACATATAATCTTGAGTATGTGAACCTTTTTGACCTATTATATTTTTATTATCCTCAGTCATATTTCTATTTGTATTATTAGGAACTCCATTAGTATAATTAAACATATAATCTTGAGAATGAGAACCTTTTTGACCAATAATATTTTTAGTATTTTCAGTCATATTTCTATTTGTATTATTAGGTGTACCATTTACATAATTAAACATATATTCATTAGAATGAGAACCTTTTTGTCCAATTAAATATTTTTGGTTTTGTGTTTGGTCTCTTAAAGTTGTATCTGGAATACCATTAGCATAATTATATAATTCCCCGTTAATATGTGAACCCTTTTGCCCAATTAAATATTGTTGGTTTTGTGTTAGTTCCCTTAAAGTTGTATCCGGTGTAGCATTTATATAATTGATTAAATAGTCTTTTATTTGTATAGGTTTAAGATTTGTTAATATTTCTTTATTTTCAGTTAATTCTCTTAAAGTTGTGTCAGGTATCGCATTAATATAATTAATCATATATTGTGCTTTATGATCACCCGTTAAATTTGTAATTTGTCTTAATTCTTCAATTAATTCACGCATTGTAGTGTCAGGGATACCATTTGAATAATTAAACATATAATCTTGATTATGATTACCTTTTTGTCCAATAATATATTTTTGATTTTCAGTAAGTTCTTTTAATGTAGTGTCAGGTATTGCATTAATATAGTTATATAAATATTCTTTAACTTGAATAGGTTTTAATCCAGTTAAAACAATTTTATCTTGAGTTAATTCTCTTAAAGTAGTATCAGGAATTCCATCAATATAATTGAATAAATATTGTTTAACTGAACCTACTGGTCCTGTGATATTGGTTAATTGAACAATATTTTCTGTTAATTCTCTTAAAGTTGTATCAGGTATAGCATTAGCATAATTAAACATTTGATCTTGAGAATGAGAACCTTTAAAATTCAATCCACCACTTCCATATAGAGTATTTAATATTTCTCTTAAAGTTGTATCTGGAATAGCATTAATATTATTAAATAAATAACCTTGTTCTTTGTTAGATAATGTGGTTAAAATTAAATTATCTTCTGATAAATTTCTCATATTGGGATCTTGAATAGCATTAGTCATATTAAATAAATAATTTTGTTGTTCAGGACCTTTTTGATTTGCTAATATTATTTTTTGTGAAATTAAATCTCTTAATGTAGGATCTTGAATAGCATTTATAGAATTAAATAAATAACCCTTAATACTATTTGATATATTAGTTAAATTTTTTCTACCATTATCTTCAATTAATATTTGTCTTTTTGTGGTATCAGGAATTAAATTTAAAAAGTTAATTAAAGGTACAGATTTGTAATTTCCATTAATATTTGCATTTGGTAGTTCAGGCATAGTTTCTCTTTGGGTTGTATCTGGTGTAGCATTATCAAAATTTTCTAAATATGATTGTGATTTGTTTCCAACTAAATTTCCATTATAGTTATTTCCATAATTTGTATTTTGACGATTTGTTTCATTAGGAATCCAAGTATCTTGATTAATAATTTGTCCACGAGTATCACGCCCTACATTAGCTGGATTTAAAGCATTATATTCTCTTTTAAATGAACGTTTAAATTGTCCTTGTAAATATTCGGGAGTCGATTTTTCAATTCCTCCCAATGGATTTAAAGCTGGAGTATTTGGGTTAAGAGAACGATTAGTTTGATCTACTATCCATTTACCATAAATTGCTGGAGCAACATGATCACCAACTTGAGGCAATAATGAATCTGGAGCATTATAATAAAATCTATCTGGACCTTTTTGTATAAAATCACCAATAATACCTCTTCTTTCACCCTTTTGACCAGGATTTATTAAAGGTGTATAAGATACTTTTGGATTATTAACAGTTCTTAATTGATCAACAGTTTTAGGTAAAACTCGATATAAATCATTTCTACCTGTATTTCCAATTTCAGTATAACCAAGATTTAAACCAGGTGTAGTTCTTATTGGTTGCATTAAAAGTTCACCATTTCTAGTTTGGGATGGAATATATCTTGATTCCATATAATCAACAAAGTTTGGAATACCAGTAACTGATTCTATTTTGTTAGTTTCTGGACTAAATAAATTAGTAACTTCTTTTTTATGTTTAAATTGTGGATTTTGGTCAGAACCTGTAAATAATTCTATTTGTCTTACTGAATAATTTTCTCGCTCTTTATCATACATCGGATTATATCCATATGTTTTTGACGAAAAAAATGGAACCATATTATTATGTGTCATATCACCAGTTACACCATATCTACCATCTGATTTAGGATTAAAATTTGATTGTGGGGTCCAACCAATTTTATCATTAAAAATATTTAATATTTGTTTACCATTGGGTAATGTGGATGGAATACCTTTATGGTCAAATTTTAATTCTTCAAATTGAGATTCAAATGAATCTGATGGACATTGGGTTTTGGTTTGGGTTTGCGGGCGTCTTTGTTTAAAATTATCATCATCTGAATCATAATCACTTCCTGATAAATTTGTAATAACATCTGATAAAAATTTATCTTGTTGATTAAGTACTTTAATATTAATATTTGTGTCATTGTCGGAATAATTGTCAGAATAATTATCAGATACTTGTGAATTTGTATCTATATTTTTTTTAAAATTTTTATTATTTGATTTAATTGAATAGTTATCTGAAAATACACTATCGTCTGACACATTATCATCATAATCATAATTATTTTGAAAATTAATATTATTCATTGTTTCTATATTATTATTAGAGGTTTTTTTTATCATATTTATATCTTTATTTAATAAATTATTTATTTTAATTTTTTTATTTTTTTCATCTGGATCATTAAGTATTCTATATATATTATTAACAATATTTTGATTGGGTTCAATAGAATCCAGATAATTATTACTTATAGAATTATATAAAAATTGTTTTGAATCTGTATAAATATTACTTTTAAAGTTATTTAAATAATTTTTTGGATAAGGTTTAACATATTTTTGATATAATTGATTATTATTATTATTTGTTATTTTTGATGGATCATTTAAATTTATTTTATTTTGTTCTTCTTGATTTTTATTTAAGAGTATTCCAGTTAAAAATAATCCTGAACCAATTAATAATTCCATAAAAATTCTCTTATAATTATAATTAACCAATTAAAAAAATTGAAAAAAAAATATATATTAATATATAAATTATCAGTAATTTGTTTAAATATATTATTCCAAATGAGTGAACAAAATACAATATTATTTGATAACATTGAACTTCCTAAATGTCCTTTTATTTGGAATTATGAAAATCAATATATTCATCCAATAATTAATGTTATGGAATTACCAATAGATTTGGATATAAATGAAAATATCAATAAAATAATTGATAATATAGAAGATGTTCAAGATGTTGATAAAATAAAAAAATTTAAAAAAGATTATTTTGTAATTGAACAAAAAATATTATTAAATAAATCTGAAAAAAATAAAATAAATTTGTCATTTCATTCTTGGTATTTTTCAAAAATATCAAAAAATAATGATATGACCAAAGTTGAATTTAATATACCTGTTAATACTTGTATTGTTTCGCAATCAAATAATATTATTTCAGATGAAATAATATTAAATAAATTTACCAAAAGAAAAATTAATATTCACAATAAAAGATTAAGTCCAGCAAATTCAAATACATTTTTTATTGATTATGATTACAATAATGATATTGATAATAAACAAATAAAATTTTATTCAGTTTGTTTTGATACAAAAATTAAATGTTGTGTTATTACTTGTCATATTTTATATGTGGAATAAAAAATAATTATAATATTATACAAAATCAATATAATTAATTAATGTTTGTATAACATCAAATAATTTATTAAATTCTAAAAATAAATTACTGAAATATTTTTCAAGTTTAATATCCATAATCAGATGATTCAGATCTTACAGATCTAGTTTCTGATTCTGCATCTGAATCTGATTCATATTGTTGTGCTTGTTGTTCTTGCATTCTTTCCCATTCTCTACCTTCATAAACTTTAGTATCACAATTTGATTTACAAGTTGTTTTGCAAGGTCTTGGTTGACCGTTAATTGGTTTGGGAAGTGAATCGTCCATACCAGTAAAATATGGATATGGGTAATCATAATTATCTTTAGCTTCTAATTGTGAATTAACTGCCCAAGGATAAAAAATGTTAACTTGGGGATTAATATTTAAATCATAAAATCTATTAATAGACATTTCTCTATAAAGTTGTTTGGGATAAGTTAAAGTAGAATTTAAAGGGTCTAATCCTCTATCACATAATTTTGCATCATAATTTTGAAATTTAAAAACATCAACCATATTTACATGTCCTTTTTTAGATCTATCTTGTTTAACATTTCTATTTGACATGATAGAATCAATATCAATTAAATCTTGAGCAGGAGTAATAGATGGATTAGCAATTGGGATTGAATTTCCCCAACCATTATGACTAGCTCTTGGTCCATTAAGACTTAGACATTGAGAACAATTTTTAACTCTATTAGGATCTAAAACAGACATTAAAGGTGCTGTACTTTGTTCAATATCATCACGGATAAATTCTGGGTCATAAGCTAAATTTCCAGAATAACCATAATTAAATCCTGAATTAGTGCAAACATTTGTTCTAAATGTTGGTAATCCACTATTATTATATTGTGAATTACAAGGCTTATTTCCACAATCTACACAATCAGTTTGATAAGATAAATATTCTGTAGTATTATTGTTCATTAACTATATTATTATATTTAGAAAAATAAAAATAATATTTTATATATTATTTTTTTATTATGAATATTTTTTTATTTTTTAAAAATAATATTATAATATTTATTGATTAATTACAATTTAATTGAACAAAATATTCATAATATTATTTTTATTGTTTATATATTATACATCAATCATTATAAACCATCCCCAATCACAATTACATTTTAAATTACAATTATTTACACAATTACATTTATTATTAGAATTATTATTAAAATTATTATATCTAAACTTTTTACTAGATGAGCTAATATATTTATCATATTGATTATATTTATTTATATTTTTTTTTTTACTTTCGTCTATGGCATTTTTTATTAAAGTTTGTTTTGAAAAAGATTTTAAATTAAAAAATACGTATAATTTGTTTATAATCAAGTAAAAAATATCATGGAATGATAATTTTAAAAAATTATTAAAAGTATTACTTATACTGTTATATATCGAATTTATATACTGCATTTTTACTAAAAATTAATAATATTATTATTAGTATTATTAATATTAATTATTATATGTGTATTTATATTAATATTAAATAAAAAAATATTCAATTTTTTTTACATATTTCCTTTTGGAAATGATGGATATTTAGCATCAGATGGATTTTCATAAATTGGATATGGTACATTTATATTAAAATTATTCATTTCAATTTCATGTTCTCTATTCTTTTTGTTAAATTGTTTAATAATTTCATAATCAGACATCATAAAATCGGTTCCCAAAGCATCAAAAGAATAATATTTATTATCCCAATCGATATTAGAATATTTTTTACATGCATTATCTCCTCCAACACAATCATAATCAACATTAAAATCGTCAGTAAGATATCCATCAACAAAAATAAATTCTATTGCTACTTGTTGAGTTGAATTTATAGTTTCAACTGGTGGTTTACCATCAAATAAATCATATCCCTCAAGAGGATTATTTTTAGTTACAAAATGAACAGTTATTTGCAATTGATCTGAAACTGATTTTAATATTTTTTTTACAACTAATGTAATAATGTATTTAGTTTCAGCATCAGTATATTCTCTAGTAGCAGTAATAATTTTAATTAATTCGACTGGAGCATTGGGTGGAGTATCAGCATAAAGATTATAATCAACACCAATATCTTTATAGAATTTATTTATACCCTTATTTTCAGTATATTTTTTTAATTGAGAAGTTAAAGGCATATAATTATTATAATTATTGACAATTTCATATGATTCTGGTAATTTTGATATTTCCTTATTAACTTGGTTTATGAATTGGGTTACTAATTTAATAAAAACAAAAGGAGTATCACGGTTTAATTGATATTTTGTTGTAACAACAGGTAATGATTGAAGATTAAAAAGTATTTTTTGGTCTGGACAAATATTATTAAATACAGTAAGAACATCACGATATGAATCTGAAAATTGTGTTTGAACAAAAAATTTATTTAGTTTTTTACATGGGATTTTATTTTGTGGTTTGGTGTTTTTTGATTTGGATCTCATTTGGTTTATGGTATTTACATCTTGGTCAAATTTGGATTTGGGAACATTTGGTAAAGCAATACTATTAGACATTTTATTAATTTTATTTAGTGTTTTAGATGATTTAGATTGGGCAAGATTAGCGTCAGGATAATATGTAAAATCGGGATTTGCAGTTTGAGGAATTAGATTATTGGCTGGATTAAATGGATTATATGGTTTTTGTGGTGGAAGATCAGAACCATCTAATATAGCACTTGAATCAGGTATATCAGCACCTAATTGATATTGTGATAATCCATCAACAAAAGGATTTGTTATATTAATAAATTGATCTGATTTATCATAATAGGAACTATATATTTTGAATATTACAATAACAATTAATAATACAAGTATAATTTTTATCATTATATTTATAAATATGGATAATAAATTATTTTTTGTTTTATTATATTTAATATGATAAATTTATCAATTATATTAAATTATAATAAAAAGAATATTTTAAATTAATGTATTTTTATTTTTTGTTTATTAGCAAAGTTTTAATTGTTTTTTTTGTAATTT